GGTGATATGAATCCTGGTAAAGTTCCTATACAAGAAATATCAAGTGGATCTGGTGGTGCTAAAATGCAAAGTTTGATTGGTACTTACAACTACTATCTGCAAATGATTAGAGACGTAACCGGTTTAAACGAAGCTAGAGACGGTAGCACTCCTGATAAAAATGCTTTAGTTGGTGTTCAGAAACTAGCAGCAGCAAACAGTAACACAGCTACTAGACACATACTTCAATCAGGTTTGTTTTTAACAGCTGAAGTTGCAGAACAACTTTCTCTTAGAATATCTGATATTATAGAATACTCTCCAACTAAAAATGCTTTCATACATGCTTTAGGAGCTCACAACGTAGCTACACTTGAAGAGATGAGCAACTTACATCTATATGACTTTGGTATATTTATTGACTTAGCTCCAGATGATGAAGAAAAAGCTTTATTAGAAAACAATATACAAGTAGCTTTAGCTTCTGGCGGTATTGACCTTGAAGACGCTATTGATGTTAGAGAAATTAAAAACATTAAGTTAGCAAATCAAGTTTTAAAGCTTAGAAGAAAAAAGAAGCAAGAGAGAGATCAAATAATGCAGCAACAAAATATACAGGCTCAAGCGCAAGCTAATGCTCAAGCCCAACAAGTTGCAGCTCAAGCTGAAATGCAAAAAGATCAGTCTAGAGTTCAAGGCCAAGCTCAATTAGAACAAATTAAAGCTCAGCTAGAAGCAGAAAGGTTACAACAAGAAATAGCTGGTAAAAAAGAGCTTATGATGCTAGAGTTTCAAATGAACCAACAGATAAAAGGTTTGGAACAAGAGCAGTTAAGCGTTAAAGACAAACAAAAAGAAGATCGTAAAGATGAGAGAACTAGAATACAAGCAACTCAGCAAAGCGAACTTATAGAACAAAGAAAAACAGGTAAACCGCCTAAAAACTTTGAATCATCAGGTAATGATATACTTGGTGGTGGAATAGGTTTAGATGATTTTGGACCTAGATAATTACTAATTTATATTTTATATTATGGAAGAAAATGAAAAAGTAACTGAAGAAGTTACACAAGAGACTAACGACAATACTGTCGATGAGTCTAAGTTTGAGTCTGCTGGAGATGATTCAGTTATCAAAGTAGATTTAAGCAAACCAATTGAAAATGAAAAACCAGAGGAAACAGTCGAAACTTCAGATGATACAACTGACGACGCAGGAGTGGTTGGAAGCGATGAAGCTGCCGAACCCGCACCGGAACAAGAAGAAGTACAGGCGGAAGGTGAAGCACAAGAAGCACCAACCCTAGAAGAGATTACTGAAGAAGAAGTTGAAGAGCTTGCTGAAGAAGTTCAAGAAGCTGTAGAAGAAGCTGAGGCTACTGGTCAACCATTACCAGAAAATATTCAGAAGTTAGTAGACTTTATGGAAGAAACTGGTGGTACTTTAGAAGATTACGTAGAACTTAATAGAGACTTCTCTAATTTAAACAACGAGCAGACTCTATTAGAATACTATAAAAAAACTAAACCGCATTTAAACGCGGAAGAAATAAACTTCTTAATTGAAGACTCGTTTAACTTTGATGAAGAAGTTGACGACGAAAGAGATATAAGAAGAAAAAAACTAGCGCTTAAAGAGCAAGTTGCCAGCGCAAAGGCCTACTTAGACGGGCAAAAGTCTAAATATTACAACGAGATTAAAGCAGGAAGTAGATTGACGCCTGAAGCGCAGAAAGCTATGGACTTTTTTAATCGATATAACAAAGAGTCAGAGACTAGTAAAAAGTTGGCTGAAAAACAAAAGTCTATTTTTGAAAAGAAAACTGGTGAAGTTTTCAACGACAAGTTCAAAGGTTTTGAATATAGCGTCGGAGATAAAAAATATAGATTTAATGTTAAAGATACTGACAATGTAAAGTCAACTCAAAGCGACATAACTAATTTTACTAAAAAGTTTTTAGGAGAAGACGGTTCTATACAAGACGCTAAGGGTTACCACAAAGCTTTATATTCAGCAATGAATGCCGATGCTATCGCTCAACACTTTTATGAACAAGGGAAAGCTGATGCTTTAAAAGACAGTGTTGCTAAAAGCAAGAATGTTAATATGAAGCCTCGAACAGAATATGGAGAGGTACCATCAAGCGGACTTAAGTTTAAAGTATTGGGTAGCAACTCTTCTGACTTTAAGTTTAAAATTAAGAATAAAAAGTAAATTATTTAACATTTAAAAACATTTAATTATGGCAATTACAAGTGCAAGTGGGCCGGATGCGGCTCCAAGAAAACAGACGCTTAGCTCTAACTACGTAGACTTTTTAGCTTCGGGTGACGGATGGGCGCAACAATACTTACCAGATCTTATGGAAAAAGAAGCTGAGATCTATGGTAAAAGAACTATCGCAGGATTTTTAGCGCAGGTTGGTGCTGAAGAGCCTTCTTCTTCTGACCGTGTAGTATGGTCTGAGCAGGGTCGTCTTCACTTAGCTTATACAGCTACTTACAACGACAACAACACTGACTATACTATCGTAAATGACGTTGATGGAAACTCTGTTGGTGCAAACCACGGTATTAGAGTTGGTGATATGGTACTTATGTCTGTTGCTAACGCTACAGCTAAAGGTTACGTTTCTGCAATCGATCCAGATTCAGATGACACTGATCAAATTAGAGTTATAGCTTACAACGCTGCAAACATGGCTACAGCTTTAGGTTCTACTTCTACTGATGCAGAAGCTGTAAGAATTTTAGTTATTGGTTCTGAATTTGAAAAAGGAACTGACGGAAGATCTTCTGCTAACGCACCTCAATTTAAGTCTTACCAAAACAAGCACATCATCATGAAGGATTACTACGAAGTATCTGGATCTGATGCTTCTGCTATTGGTTGGGTTGAAGTTTCTGGTGAAGAAGGACAAAACGGTTACTTATGGTACCTAAAAGCTGAAGGTGATACTAGAGCTCGTTTCTCTGATTACTTAGAAATGACTATGCTAGAAGCTCAAGCTGCTGTAGCTGGTGCTGGTGCAATTGGTGGTACTGATCAAGGTACATCTGATGGTACTGAAGGTTTATTCTCTGCTATTGAAACAAGAGGTCACCAAACTTCTGGTATCACTGGTGTGAATGCTGCTACTGACTTAGCTGAGTTTGACGCTATTCTTGCAACTTTCGACGCAAATGGTGCTATTGAAGAAAACATGATGTTTGTAAACAGAGGAACTTCTCTTGCTATCGACGATATGTTAGCTTCTATGAATTCTTACGGTGCTGGTGGTACTTCTTACGGAGTATTTGACAATAGCGAAGATATGGCATTAAACTTAGGTTTCTCTGGATTCAGAAGAGGTTCTTACGACTTCTACAAGTCTGACTTCAAATACCTTAATGACAAAGGAACTCGTGGAGCTCTTAATGATACTGTTAACAACATCCGTGGAGTTGTAATTCCAGCTGGTGTATCTTCAGTATACGATGAGCAATTAGGAAAGAACCTTAAGCGTCCTTTCTTACACGTACGTTACCGTCAGTCTGAAACTGAGTCTAGAAAATACAAAACTTGGGTTACAGGTTCTGTAGGAGCAATGACTTCAGGAAAAGACGTGATGGAAGTTCACTACTTATCTGAAAGATGTTTAGTTACTCAAGGTGCTAACAACTTCATGTTGATGAACTAATCACATATTATTTTAGAGGGGAGGTTAATTCCTCCTCTCTATTTTTTATTAATTTTTATTATATTATATCATGGCAAAAAAACAAACAAAAAAGGTTGAAGTAGAACAACCTGAAGTAAAAGCTACTAACGAAATGCAAGAGGTTGTTATTGAAAAGCCTGTTGCTAAAGTAAAGGCAGAGCCTAAAAAACCTGAATGGGAAATAAAAGATAGAATGTACTATCTAAGAAATGGCAAGTCACCTTTAACATACTTAATAAGAGGTAGTAATATATTCTACTTTGATGAAGAATTAGGTTACGAAAGAGAACTAAAATATACATCTAACCAAAGAACTTGTTTTGTTGACGAAATGCAAGGTGAGCAAAGATTAGAGCATATTATATTTCAAAATGGACAACTTTTTGTACCTAAAAACAAAACTATTTTACAAAAGTTTTTAAGCTTATACCACCCACATAATGGGTCTTTGTTTGAAGAGCACAAACCTCAAGAGATTGCTGCTAATCAAATTGATGTATTAGAATTAGAGGTTGAAGCACTAGTTGCCGCTTCTAATTTAGATATAGATATTGCAGAGGCTGTTATGCGTGTAGAATTAGGTTCTAGCGTATCTAAGATGAGTTCTAAGGAGTTAAAAAGAGATTTACTATTATATGCTAAGAAAAACCCAGCTTTGTTCTTAGAATTAGTAAATGATGAAAACGTAGTTCTTAGAAACTTTGGTATTAAAGCTACTGAAATGGGTATTATTAAGCTATCAAACAATCAACGTGATTTCTTATGGGGATCTAATGATAGAAAATTAATGACAGTTCCTTTCGATGAGCATCCTTACTCAGCATTAGCCGCTTGGTTCAAAACTGATGAAGGTATGGAGATATACTCCAACATTGAAAAACGCTTAAACTAAGTGATTATTTATAGAAGTTGGGTCGCCTGTAATAGGGTGACTCAACAACTATAAAAAAATATAAATAAATGGCAATAAGTATAGACACAGTATATCAAAAAGTTTTGGCTATTGCCAACAAAGAGCAAAGAGGTTATATAACACCACAAGAGTTCAACTTATTTGCCGATCAAGCTCAGTTTGAAATATTCGAGCAATACTTCTACGATATAAATCAATTTAACAGACTACCTGGCAACTCAACAGAGTTTTCAGACATGCTACATGTGTTAGAAGAAAAAATAGCTCCTTTTAGAGTTAATGGTGCTAGTTTAATTTCTGCTACACAATTACTTACAAGATCTACTTTTGAAGCTGGCGTTACTACTGGCTGGACTGACGGTACTGGCAACAACACTGCTCCGTCTGTAGTTTCTGAAGCGCTTAACTCTTACAAGCCTAGCTTAAAGTTAATAAATGATGGAGCAGATGATGATCCTCACGTTTATGAAGATTTAACACTTTCCACTTCTAAAAAATATAGACTAAGTGTTGATGTCTCTTATGCTGTAGATCCAACTGGCGCTGGCGATCAAGCTAAAATAAAATTGCACGTTAAATCTACTGCTGGCGCAGACGATGGCGAATATATACTTTCTACAGCTGTTCAAACTGGTGGAACTTATTATTTAGATTTTGAACCAGTTGATTACGCAGGCGGTGGTGCTGCTACAGAGACCTATAGAATAGCTGTTGGTCTTGATGAAGATACTAACGATAGCACTATAGTTCATTTTTCTAAAATATCAGTGCTAGAAATAGATAACACGACATTAGCTGCAAATGTATATAGGTTAGGTGAAGTATTCTATAAAGCATCTAGCGCTACATATCCTACAACAGTAGCTGAGGTTAACTCAAATGAAATAACAACTTACAACTTATCGCCGTTAGCAAGACCAACGACTAGCAATCCTGCTTATCATAGGTCATCAGCAACCGCTATAACTATATATCCAACAGCTTTAGGCTCTGGATCAACAGTAACATATAACTATATAAAAAGACCTGCTACACCAAACTGGGCATACAACGTGATTTTAAACGAAGCTGTATATAATAGCTCCGCTTCTAATTTGCAAGACTTTGAATTACATAAGTCAGAAGAGAATAGTTTAATATTTAAAATATTAGAACTAGCTGGAGTTTCTATGAATAAGCCTGAGATTAGCCAAGTTGCTGCAAGTAAGAATCAAGAAGAACAACAACAACAAAAATCATAACGCATGGCACTGATAGATCAAACAGGTTCAAATTATTATAATAGCGGTGATTTTGGTGGTTATCAATTTACATCGCTTCAAACTATTATAGATCAATTTATAATAGCTTATGTTGGCGAAAATAAAATAATTAGTAAAATCAAACGTCCTGACGTAGTGTTTCACGCTCAGAGAGCTTTACAAGAGTTTAGCTTTGACACGTTCAAATCTACTAAAGCATACGAAATAACAGTTCCACCAACTTTAGCTATGCCTCTTCCTCAAGATTATGTTAACTATACTAAAATATGCTGGGTTGACGCATCTGGTGTTGAACATAGAATATATCCAATATCTGATACTAGTAATCCTTCAAACATAGCTCAAGCTAATACTACTGGTGCGGCACCTTATTACGATTTTACTAATAACGAGATAGTGCTCGACACAGACTCTGATACTTTAAGTAATTTCAAAACTAACAATCAAGCCGAAAACATAGTAAACGATTTTGATTACGACGACGAAATATACGATCCAAATGTAGGTGGAAGATATGGTTTAGACCCTCAAAGATCTCAAATAAATGGTTTCTTTTATATAGATGAAACTAGAGGTTTTATTAGATTTAGTTCTAATATATCAGGTAAGACTGTAATACTTAAATACATTAGCGATAGTCTTGGAACAGACGCTGAAATGCAGGTTCATAAATTTGCTGAAGAAGCAATGTACAAACAAATAGCTTACGCTATACTTTCTACAAGAGCCAATATTCCAGAATATGTTATAGCTAGATACAAAAAAGAAGCTTTTGCTTCTAAAAGAACAGCTAAACTTAGACTTTCTAATATTAAATTAGAAGAGATTACGCAGGTATTAAGAGGTAAGTCTAAACATATCAAACACTAAAGCATGCCAGATTTAAAAAGAAATTTTCTTAAAGGTAGAATGAACAAAGACCTTGACGAGAGGTTAGTTCCCAATGGTGAATATAGAGATGCTTTAAATATTGAAGTGTCAACTTCAGAAGGATCTGATGTAGGAACAGTTCAAAATATAAAAGGTAATCTACTATCGCCAGCTGTTACTCAAAGAACAGGTGATTTATTCTCAGGCGTTAATAGCTATAATATAATAGATCTTTCAGACCCAACAAGTTTCACCACTAATTACGAGCATGGAACTTTAGTAAAAACGTCTTTTGATAAACTAACTTTTAACAACTCTGTACCAAGTAGCTCCGATTCAACTGGCGCTGTTTTCTATACAACAAAAAATATACTAACTATAGGAGAGACTTATACAGTTAGTTTTGATATTTCTATTGATCACGCTGATTACGATAGCACTACGCTTATCGTAGGTGGTGGTGTTGCTAGTGGAACTGGTGCTAGTGGTGATATAAGGTTTGAACAAACAATATCATCTGCAGACGATTCTGACGCTACTACCTCAAGTATAACACATTCTGTTTCTGGCACGTTTGTTACTACTTCAGCTAAGTTAACGTTTTTCATGAGAAAAAACTCTACTGGTGTCATTAGAAATATAAACGTAGTACATGAGAATCAAAACTTCTTAAGCACAAGCGCTTCTGCTCAAACAGTTGGTAGCCACTCTGACACTGCTTCTGACAAGATATACAATTTTGTTTCGCTAGCATCATCTTTAACAACAACAACGTTTACAAATATTAATGGCCAAGATTTTACTAGAGATTTAGGAATTAAAAGCGATGCTATAATAGAGTATACTCCAACACCTGGTTCTGACAAAGCTATAGCAGCGCCAGTATTAGTTGACGTGTTTGAAGTTGTAACGGCTCCTAAAGTTGTAGATGGGGTTGCTCCTATGTCAGTTGTAGGTAACGCAATAATTCAAACAATAAAAAATATTCCTTTAGTATTTGTTTCTACACCTGGTTATTTTTCAAATGGTGTTGAAGGTTATTACTACAGCCCAATAAAAATTGGTATGAAGGTTGATATTATATCACCAATAGGAAACTCTGTTTGGGGAGCAAATAACGATGTTAGAGTTACTGATGTGTTTATAAGCAACGACAATAAGCTTTCTGTATATATAACTATGCCAGATTCTGCTTTTGTGTATGATAGTTATGCTATAGAAAACAACTACACTTTAAAGTTTACTTCTGATCGAATATTAAAGTTTAAAAAAGGATCATCAGAAATACAAGCTAATTTAGATAATGTTAGCACCTTTACTCCTAGCCAAACATCGATAACAGCAATAAACGTTGTTGATAATTATTTGTTTTGGACAGACGGTAGAAATGAACCTAAAAAAATAAATATAGATAAATTTAAAGAAGGATCTGTAGACAGTTTACAAGTTTGCACTAAGTTTCTTCCTGATGGTATACCTGTTGAAGAAAGACATACAACGGTTATTAAAGAAAACCCAAAAGACGCTCCTATATTAAAGCTAGAGACTAACACTAGAAAAGGCGGCGAGCCATGTGTGAAATTTGCTAATGGCGAAATTATTTCAGTATCACAAAACTTTACTAAAGTTGACCAGAGCAACTGTGTGGTACAATTAAACGCTGGCGAGTTTCAAGCTGCAGCACTTAAGCTCCACGATGGATCTAACGTATACTCACCTGGAACTACTTTCCACATAATAACTAGCGTCAATAGAATCAACTGGAAGTTCAACGATATAATAAAATTAGTTGGTCAATCTTCTGAAGAAACAGCATACGTTAGAGTTATTTCTGGATCTAATAACAATAATTTATTTAACGCTTTTAAGGTAGAGCTTTTAACTATATCGTCTGGTTATGCAACTTCTGACAATGCTGAACTTTGGAACGCATCACTAGATGTTAACAACGACTTTTATTTAAAAAAGTTTGTTTCGTTTGCGGTTAGGTATAAATACGAAAACAACGAATACTCTTGCATAAGCCCTTATTCAAAAGTAGCGTTCGAACCTGGTAGATATAATTACAACGCTGTTGTTGGTGAAAATCAATCAATGGAAAATCACGTAACTAGTTTATACTTAAAAAACATTGTACCAAAGCATATTCCAGAAGATGTAAAGTCTGTAGATATTATTTTAAAAGACAATGTTTTAGGAGGTGCTTTTGTCGTTGAAACAATAAAAAAAGATTCAACTTCTTGGAACAATGACGTTTATTACGTAACTTCTGAGGTAACTGGAACTACTATAGGTACTTTGCAATTAAATAGAGTATACGACAGCGTACCAGTAAAAGCAAAAGCTCAAGAGTTTGTTGCTAATAGATTGATGTACGGAAACTACTCTGTAAACTACGACATGAAAGATAACGGTGGTAGTAATATAGAGCCTTCAATTAACGTTGGGTATAAATCTTTTGATTACGATGCTGTTGACTCTGGAGAATACTTTGATCAAAACAATGATGTAGTTGCTACAACAAATTACACTTTTAACGAACAAACAGCAATAGAAAGCACAACATTACAACCAGCTAACGTAGTTGGATTAAATGACTCTTGGACAAACGCGGCAGACGCAGACGCTGTAGCCGCTCTCAACGGTTGGACTAATAAAAACTTTGGTTACTTATTACCTATAATATCAGACGAACTAATAGACAACGCTTCAACTGGTGGTGCTGCAGGGACAACAGGTAACTATCAAGACTTCAGCGTTGATGCTGACGCTCAAACGGCAACAAACCTGTATCATTTGCAAGAGCCAATAGATCAACCTTTTATATATAAAGTTCCAGCGGACGGCGAGTATACGCTGCATGCGCATTGCCACGCTTTGGCATTAAGAAAAACAATTCCTTTTCAACCTGCTGGCGTAAATGTAGAGTTATCTGCAACTAGACCTCCAAGACAAAGAATAGAAATACACAAGGTAAATATTTCTGGAGTTTCTCTAGGAATCATAACTAACTGTGACTCTTGGCAAGGTTCTATTGG